GGGGGTCTGTCTCTTTGAGGCGTTCGATGCGCTGAATGGTGAGGGCATCGAGGAAGGGGTTGTGCCGGTATGTGCTCTTGATGAAGTGCGCCCGAGGGATCACATCCTCGTAGAGCCAATGGTACTCGTCCGACGGGTTGAAGTCGATGTATATCTGCTCGGTGGTTCGGAGCTCGAGTTGAAGAAAGTCCTCCTTCGCCAGTTCGTTCGCTTCATTACAGAAGAGGATGTGTCTCTTCGCTCCTCTCTTCTTCTGGGGGTCGTCCATCCCCATGAACTCGAAGCGGTTGCCGTTGATGAAGTAGATGTTGTCGCTCTTGTTGTGGAGGCTCTGGTCGTACATCCCGGCTTTCTCCAATATCTCAAAGAAGTCGCGCATCGCTGTGGAGCGTAAGCTCTTGAGGGTCTTCCGTGCGATGGTGAACGTCTTGCCTGTTGTCTGGTGGGCTTTGATGATGAGCACCTGAAGGATCGAGTAGGTCTTCCCCGATCGGCTGCCGCCCTGATTGACGACAATGCTGTCGGTGGCCTCCAGGTTCTTCTTGAAGAGCCCAGATGTCTCAAGGCGCAGTTTCAAAAGTCATCGGCCTCTCGGATGACGATCTCGATCTCGTCAATCTTGGACACCTCCTGCTGTATCTGCTGAAGCGGTTGGCCGTAGGCTGAATCCATTAGAGCCTTGTAGGCGTTCACATCTCCGTCGCGTGCCTTCTTGATGATGCCGAGCGTCATGATGTCCTGCTGCTCCAATTTCTCCTTTTCGCCTGTGATGGGGTTGGTGATGTACTGCGACACCTCGAGCCACTCGCGGGCTATGGTGCTTCGGTTGCGTGTTCCTTTGGGCTTGCCCTTCGGATTTCGGACTTCTCCCTTCTTCGCGGGTCGGAGGTTTTCTGGGTTCGGCATCTTATCTTTTTCTAATCATTTGGCTCGTAGGGTTGGCCGTTGCGCTTGATCTGGAGCGAGGGGTCGAGCTTGTGCATCCTGTCCACGATCCCTTGGCAGTATTTCGGATCAAGCTCCATGCCGTAGCACTTGCGCCCGAGCTGATGAGCTGCCACCATTGTCGAGCCGCTGCCGAGGAAGGGCTCAATCATGAGGGCGTTGTCGGGGCTGCTTGACTTGATGATTCTGTTCATCATCTCGATCGGCTTGGGCGTGGCGTGTCCGTGCCTCTCGTCTCCTGTGACGCGCTCAAATTGCCAGACCTCGGTCATGTTGTCGTGCGTGTTGTCGAAGTATGCGCGGGTTTCGTAAAAGTCCTTCTTGAGTTGGTCGTGCTCCTTCTTCAGCTCATTGTAAGATTTTGTGAACGCTTGGCCTTTTGCTTCGCTTTGCATCCTTTCGTATTGGTCGCGCTTGGGCATCGACCATTGTGACTGACTGAACCAATGGTCTGCCATTCTTGGGTGGAATCCGAAAAAGTCAGCGATGATTTTGTTGTTCCATCCCATCTTGTTGCGTTCTGCCTCCAGATAAAGACGAACGACATCGAAGCCCTCCCAGTAGTTGTCCGCGTTGTTGTTGAAGCCCTGCTCCCCGAGCATAAAGAAAAGACAGCGTTCGGTCGGGTGGTACATTCTGCGAGATTTCAAAGGCACGCCACTCACCAACATTGTCGGGTTGTCTTCTTTCTTATCCCACGCAATCTCGTTGCGGATTGTCATCCGTTCCGAATCTTCGAGCCCTCCCTTGTACCATAGCCGCCACAAGTCGGGAGCGTTGCCCCAGATGTACGCGCTCGCGTTGTTGGTGAGGTATGGCCTGAAGGCTGTCCACCATTCCATCTGAAAGCGGTCGAGCTTGTCCTTGTAGAGGTTGTCGTTCAGCACGCCCTCCTTCTCTTTGCCCATGCCGTAGGGAGGGTCGGCATGAAGTAAGACGGCCTGCTCCTTGTTCATGAGCTTCTCCACGTTGCCGCCATCCGTCGAATCCCCACACAGAAGGCGGTGCTCTCCTATCTCGAAGAGGTCGCCCAGTACGATGTCGGTCTTGATCTCGTCGGGGACATCGAAGTCGTCCTCCTCTGCCTCGAGCACTTCCTGCATCTCATCGAAGCCCGGAATGTCGAGCCCCCAGTCTTGGAGCTCCTCCTCGTTCCACTCATTGGCGAGGGCATCCCAGTCCCACTCCCCGAAGCCGACGTTGTCCTTGATGATGAACTGCCGCTGCTTCACCTCATCCCACGAAGCGATGTAGACGGGAGCTTCTTCGACCCCTGCCTCGCGGAGTGCCTTCAGCCTCATGTTGCCACCGAGCACCACCATGTCGGGGTTCACCACTACTGGGCGAGCCTCGAGCATCTCGGGGAACTCCTTGATCGACTTCACGAGCTTCTTGAACTTCTCGTCGCGGATGACCCTCGGGTTGTTGGGGTTCGCTTTAAGCGTCTTTAGTGGTCGTCTTTCCATAGGTCTCAAAAATGCGGTCGATGTCTGTAATCCACTCGTTCCACTTCTTGGGCGAGCAGGTGCAGGGCTTTGTGAACTTGTGGTGGAAGAGGTCGGAGTGCATCCGTGCCACCATCTCCTGCTCGGGGGAGGTAATCTTCGCGCCTCTGTTCTCCTTGAAGTCCTTCCAGACGGAGTGCTGTGCTCTGTTCATGCAGGCGGGCTTCTGGTAAGGGAAGAGCTCGTTCAGTATCTCCTTGCGCTTGTCACAGCCGCAGTCGATGCCCGTGGCTTTCGTGAAGCGTTTGATCACTTGCTTTATCCCCGTCGCCTCCGTGAACTTTTCAATCGAATCTCCGAGTCCGGCTGATTTGTTATCCATGCTTTGCGTGATGTAAAAAAATAGTCAATGGCTTCCGTCTTCCTCCCCTCTTCGATGAGGTCGTGGAGGTGGTGCACCCTTGAGATTTCAAA